CACCTCCGCCCTCATCAAATCAGACTGATCGCTCAACTTTGCGAAGTCACTCGGCGCCTCTACATCATCATTAGCCGTCATCATAATATATACTTGCTCCGTTACATACTTACCTAACTCATACATTGCTAGTAAGAATAATAGTCTTAGTATTTGTTTAATCATCATTGTCATCTCCAGTATCAATTAAACTAGGCATCATTCTTAACATAGCCCTTAATTCATGTTCATTCATATTAGCCATCATAGGACTGTAAAATTCACTGTCTTTATCATTAATTTCTTTAATGAAATCATCTTCAATCTTAGCTTTTTCTTCAGGTGTTTTATTTTTATATTTTTTGATTATTTCAGTGTACTTTTTCGGGAATTTCATTTTAGGAATATTAATCATCGTCTGCCTCCTCAACATTGATCCCAACTATATAACCTTTGTTCAATACAAGTTCTCTGCCATAATCTTTTTCTATCGTTAAATAGTCATCATCATTTCTAAAATTGTCCAAAACAAATACTATTTCGTTAAATAATTCATCTTCATGTAATATCAAACTACTACCGTCATGTAATAAAATTCTCAGCTGATTCATTTCCCACGCTCCTCAATAAGTGTGATTGATTCAATCGTATCTGTTTTAATATACGTTGGCTGTTTGATTATATTACTTACGTAAATAAAACCATTAAAATTTACCGTTCTTTCAACATATTTTTCAAAAGGTTCAGCTGTTTTTACAAAATAAACTCCACCTGAAATAGTTTTAATTTTAACATCCGTCATTTCCCACACTCCCTTATATTTTCAAACAACTGACCCACTTTAATAACTGCATCTCTTTTAACTTGCGCCTCGTACTTCTCTTTTGCTTCTTCTTTACTCTCTGCCTCAACAACTGTAAAGCTTTGATTGCTCTTAGCTCGAGTTATGTGTGTATGCTTACGTCCTGTTGAATCTTTGAATGTTGTAACTAAGTATTGTATCATTTCCCCAAAACCTCCTTGACTCGATCTAAGATGTCTTTACACTCCGCTACTTCCGAAGCCTTTTGCTCCACGTTCTGAAACACTCTCGAATTCCTCCACTTGCTTTAGTTCCGGTGTCCATATAGGCACGATAACCAATTGAGCTAGTTTGTCGCCTTTGTTTATGACATAACTACCATTCATAAATAAAATTTTATCTGATGGATGTGGTGGGGCATACTTTCCGTCTATCCCAGCAACATTTCGACTAAAGTTACCATCATCCCAAATCTCTAACGTTTCAATATCATTCTTGATATTAATCCCTAAATTGCCATGATATCCCGCGTCTATCTTTCCTGTTTCAATCACTAAATACGTTTTACTACTTACACCACTACGGCTAGTTAATAGCCCGACATAGCCCTCTGGTATACTTACAGCTACATCTGTTTTAATCACTGCCTTTTCTTGCGGCTCAAGTACGACGGTTTCGGCTGAGAATATGTCATAACCTGCATCTGTCTTATGATTTCGTTCGGGCATTCTAGCATTTTCTGATAATAGTTTTACTTGTAATGTGTTAGTCATTTTCCTGCTCCACATCTACATAAATTTCATACTCATCACAATCAAATGGCACTTCCATTCTCGCAATATCATGCGCCTCATTTTCTGCTTCGTCTAAACTTTCAGCCTCGATAGTCTCTTCAATCATGCCAGTGTATGTGATTTGAACATTAAATTTTTTCATCTTCCTGCTCCTCCTCATATTTATAGACAACTTGACCCGTCATAATCCCTACTGCTTCATCAAGTTCAATATCTTCTTTGAGTGCATCTTGCATAGCATTAGGTAAACCCTCAAGTATTTCATCAAACGCTTGTGCTTTCTTATATACGTCCTCAATCTCTTTTAGCAATCCCTCTGTGTCATTACCGTTATACGCACTAGTACTTATAACGGACTGTTCGATTTGTTCGCGGTTATTCATTAGTGTCTTCCTCCATTTGACCTAAAAATTCGTAGAACTCATTTGTTCCGTCTAATTTGTCCATTCGGTACAATATAGCACTTGCGTTGATTTTAGCTCCCATGTTTATAGCTACTGCCTTGTTCGCTCTACTCTCAATCTGTAGTTCGTTAAGTCTAAAACGGTAAAATTCGTATCTTCCAAGCAATTCATTTTTGACTGTGCGCCACATGTTCTCCAGCTCTTCGTTACGCTCTCTTAACTTAGCTATATCCCCAATAAGCTCGTCACGTTGCTTCTTGTACTCATCACGTTGTTTTCTCATCTTCTTCAACCTAGCTTCCGTTACGCTTAGTTGGAACCCTGTTTCATAGTTCATTCTACCAATCTCCCATCTTTCCAAATTAATGTCATAGTTAGGCCGTCGTTCAAGATGTAGAATGCTTTGGTAGGGAAAAACGTGTTCTCTAAACGTTCGTTGATACTAATACTTGTGTGTAACGCTGACATACAGGCTCCCTCTTGAAGCTCGTACACTTCAAACAACCTATCAAATACTGTATCTTCTGTGATTTCCTCTTCAACTTCAACTATGAAAGGAGTATCAATTGGAATAAAACTTGATATCGAACACGTATTTGTATTTCGTTGAAAACGAACGAATCCATTACTAAAAACTTTTGCAAGAAAAATTTTTCCTTTTGATAGCTCCGGATTTTCTCGCGCCCACTTAATTAATTCATCCAGTCTCATTTCTTTTTTAACTTTGATTTTCATTTTTACATCTCCTTAAAATAAAGTTAGTTGCTTCTGTTCCTCATATTCCAAACCATGTTGCTTTATATATATTTCGAGCTCTTCCGCTGTATCAAATGTCTTTTTCACGCCTTGCCAACCTGGAACAATATGCCCGTGAAAGTAATAAGCGCCATTTACTACATGGATATGTGCCACTCGTTCGTTATCCTGATACAGATATCTCTTAGATCCGAAAAATTGGTTTAAGTATTCTTTACATGCGCTATCGGTTTTAGGCATTTATGCTTCCTGCCATTTCTTAAACATTTGGTTATAAGTAGTATCAAACCAGCACGCATAACGTCCTCTTGGATGTTTCTGAGGTACATTAAACAAGTGTGGCTTCTTTCTTCTTAGCTCAGCCTCTCTCTTTCGCTTTCTTTCCAATTTGCGTTCGAGTCTAGCTTGTTCCAGTCTTTCTATTGTTTTCTTTTCTCTGTACTCGCTTAAACGCGTACCTTCTGGTGCGTCCATTGCTTCATGTAGTTCCCAACCGTCTTTTACTCTCTTAGAAACCATTCCAGCGGTTATACCGTGACTTTCTATTAATTCCATTTCAAATTTACTGAACCTATAAGGTTTATCATTTATTGTTACAATCCTTGCTTTTCTCGCCATTTTATCCACCTCTTATATTTCTTCTATTCGTATGATTATTTTGGGCTCAATTCCATAACGCTTTGAGCTAGTTATTTCTGTAATTTGGTTATCGTCTTTCCATACATGGCCATTACAAGCATCTAATACCGTTTTAATTAAGTTGTCGATATCCGGCTTAGTCACTTTATACTGCCCAACCATTTCGCTTTTCTTTTTCTTCGACCATGATTTAAGCAATGGAAAGTAAAAGTCTAATTCGATTTTTAGTGCGCGCTCTAGATTTAACTTAGGCATTTGCCCTTGTATATACGCTTTATGCTTTGTGTAAGACGTTGGCATGTAAGTTTGAACAAATCTACCTGTATTACGAAAGCGTGGACGAGGCGACCCCATCGGCGCATTAAACACTTCATTAAATTTAATTTCTATCTCCATGTAATCCCTCATATATATTCAAATAAGCTTGTTTGGTGTCCTAACTCCATTTGTTCATTATCAATAAGTGTATTTAATTCATAATCGTCTAAATACCAACGACGACCATTAAATTTTGTTTCTTTTATTCCAACAACTAAATGCCGACCATCTTTAAAATGTGGTGTAACTGAAAACATTTTGTTGCCGTCATGATCAAATAGATAGTATTTATCAAATGCATCCATTTTCAATCACTCCCATTTGCTATTTAGACGCTTAATAAAAGC